CTCTTCCTATCTTTACGTTGAATGTTTTTGTTTCTGATGGTTCATGATATCTATTGATTGGAAATAAGAAAGAAATAAGGTATCCTAATGCATCGTTCATATGTGAATGTATTCCTGCTTCAGGAACGTTGGTACCTTCCTTAAAGCATTGTTTCTGTATGCTATTTAACAGATTATGACAGCGAGGATGTATTATTATGCCTCTAATTCCTGCCGCTGAACACAGTTTAGAATTTACAGAATTAATCCTATCTCTTATGGCCATATGCCTGTTGTGTAATTTACAGATAAAACCAGCATTTTGCAGTATCATAAGATCCGTTTTGCCACCTGCTGATGATCTTCTCTGCTTACAAGCAGGATCTGGATAAACGAATATCTTTTTGTTCTTGTATCTATTGTGTATTTCTTCACAAACCTCATCTGTGTTGGAGCCATACATGGAAATTTCATCAAAAATATGCACGATGCCATCCTGTATATAAGATACCACAGAACTCATAGGTGATACGTTAAAATCTTGTCCAATGTGTAGCATGGTCACGTGATCAGGCACTTCAAATGCCTTTACATTGTGTTTGATATCAAAACCATAATAGACCACTCCTGAAAATGTTTCCCAAGTGGCTTCATACTCTTGTCTAAATACTTTTTCAGATAAATCTTTCTTGGCCTGTTCTATTTCTTCCACATCTACCCATCCACCCTGCAGTGTGGTATATTGCCAACTTTTCCATTCTGGATTGCCCATCTGTCCCTGTTGAAATAGGTCATACAACCAACTTAAACCTTTGGGTGTGGAACAAAATAGAGCTCTACCTTTGGTATCTGATAGGGTAGGCCTTAACACCTGTGTCCAAGCATCCTGCTCTATGTCAGCACACTCATCCATTACCAAAAAATCTATACCCACTCCTCGCAATGAATCTGGATTGTCTGCTCCTCTCAAAGATATTCTTGAACCATTCTTCAATAGAATGGTCAATTCTGCTTCATTGATGGTTTTAACCCATCTTAATTCTTGTAATACTTTTTTGACTTGAACCCAGGCAATCTGTTTGGCTTGTCTATAAGATGGTGCCACATACCAACACACTTTGTTGGGTTCTCTGGCTGTGTAGCAGAGTTCTCTTATGGCTAATGTGGTTTTCCCAAACCTTCTTCCTGATATTAAAACACGAAATCTACTAGGATCAACGGCTACCGTTTTTTGTGCTTCTGATAATTTCATTGATGTTGCAAATCCTTTATGCTAATATTTATATATGAAAACAAGAATCAAAAAAGTTATCTTAAAATTTTGGAAGAATATTAAAAAAACTAATAATTGTTGGATTTGGACAGGAAAAAAAGATAGAGATGGATATGGATTAATTTCTATATTCAATCATACAAATAATAGAATTAGAGGAGCACATCGTTTAAGTTATTGGATTCATAATGATTATAAAAATCCAAAGAATAATTATATTTGTCATACTTGTGATAATCCATCTTGTGTCAATCCTATTCATTTGGTACTTGCAGATGTGCATTGGAATAATAATGATAAAATTAAAAAAAATAGACAAAAAGGACCCAAAGGAATTCAAAATTTTCAAGCAAAATTTAGTGATCAAGATATAATTGATATAAGAAACAATCCTAATCATTATGAAATTATATCTTTAAAATACAATGTTCATCCTGAAACAATTAGATTAATTAAAAAAAGAAAAACTTGGAAACACCTTTAATTTACTCGTTTTCGTTCCAAGGAAGGGGTTCTGTATTCTGCACATCCATTGGAGAATCTTTTTGATCTAACCATTGTTTTCCTAACCAAATTTGCATCCTCACATCTCCTTGTAGAGCTTTTTCATATTGAGATCTTCTTAGGCTTTTTTTACCTTCACCGCGACCTTGCTCTATTAAATTTTTATATCTTTTTTGTAGATTGGCCACAGTGGTTCCTACCACCTGTGCAATCTCTTCATAGGTACAATGTATCTGTGCCAATTTGAAGATTAAATCTTTATCCAACTTGTATTGTTTAATTTCAGGCATTATAGATGTTTCTCTGTTATAATTATTCTAAATCTTCTTTTGTCAGTGTCACCATTGGAAGTCACAATAGTCACATCCACATTGTAAATGTTATTCAGTGTGCCACCTCTTAATCTTATACCAACCACAGCACCTGCAATATTCACATCTGTGGCCGCATTGGTTGGAAATCTTAGAGCATTGGTATCACCTGTGATAGATTCAATAGCCACCGTGGCTGAACTGATAGCATCTCCAGAATTAAGATAATCTGTCCAATCCACAGCATATTGAATATTGGCTGTGGATGCTTTTTCTATGTAAGCACCTTCATTGTCTCTTTTAAAACCTGTTAAATTGGCCATCGTTAATAATCTCCTCTTACTCGTGGTATAGAAACTCTGTTTTTAAACACTGGAGTGAATATGCGATAATTTCTTGTTTCTTGCAACACTTCTATTCCTCTGTTTTCTGTTGGTGCTGTATTTACACGAGTTTCTGCCAAACATTCTATTATACGAGATTCTGCAGGCACAATATAGGCTCTGATCTCTTGTAATGCTTTGATTGTGAAATAAGGATCTGGCAAAGATACCAATCCTCCCACAGATAATTCAGAAGCAAAAGCCAATAATTCTAATGGTTGTAATAGAGCAATTAGATAGTTTCCACGGCTTGATTGTGTGAATACGGCAGATAATGCAGGACTTGGTCCAAAGCGAGCATTGGCCAGTGCAGATTGTGCAAATGCGGCTGACAGAGAAGGACTTGGTCCAAAAATATAATTACCTAGAGCAGTTTGACTGAAAATAGAAGAGTATGTGAATGGTGTTGTTTGATCTCTCAATCTATTTGGCACTGTGCTCTGTGATGCTGAAACTGTGATAGAAGTACCACCTCCTGTCAAGAAACCACCCAAACCACTGAATGTGGACACAGATGTATAATCTTCATTCACACCTGAAAATCTCAATCTATCACAGGTGGTATCTGCTTGTGTGGCTATGGATGATAAAGCACTGCCTCCAGCAAGAGCAAAACCTCCCAATGCTTTGCTAATAATTGTGAATGAGAATGCTACTGCAGAATAATCCCAAGCATCTCCATACCATTCTTCCCAAGTTCTATCTATGTATTGACCATCTTCAGAAAATTGATCCCAATTGAAATCTTCATATCTACCTTGTTGAATACTTTCTGAAGTGTAATCAAAATCAACGTAACCTGCGGCTACATAGATTGGAAGACTGGGCATGAAATGCCTCCTATGCTAACGATATGGTAAGGTTACCTGTGGCTACTTGGAATGTATCACCGTTTAGAATTTCTTTACTATTGGTCAATAATCCATAGAATAAAATATTACCCGCAGTAGATGCATCAACAAGAGCAATACAGGTCACTGTAGAACCATCTGTGTTGGTGTTATTGTAATTGGCAGTGGCAGTGGGAAATGTGCAGTTTGCTGTGTTAGAAATTGATCCTGTGGTAGCATCTGATCCAAATGTTATTGCTGTTCTAGAATATGATCCATTGTTCACTTCATATCTTCCCCAATTTCCTGCTGTGGTAGCATTGGTGCCTGATTCAAGGGCAACCAATACATCTGATGCTGTGCCTGTGAATAAAGCAAGGTAGATAGCATTACTCGCTGGTGGAACGTATGCTGAAGATGTGTATCTTAATACGTGATTTAAAACTTTATTTTCTAAGTAATTTGATGCCGCTGACATAATCTTATTTCCTTGTTGTAATTACCTTTTTATTTAGCTCTCACTGATGGTTATAGTGATTGATCCATCCACTCTTTGTCCTCCAGCACTGACTTCGTAGGTAGGAATCAATCCAATTTTGGTGTAATCATATCCACTGCTGGATGATGTAATGGTTTTTTTAAAAAAAAACGGTGTAGGATAGATGCTGGATGTAATTGTGCCAATGGTTCCAGTATAATTAAAAGATTCAAAATTATTTGTATGTGTATATGTGGCTCCTGATACTGTGTAGGTAGCCGCGGCAGTGGATTGTATGGTAGCTATATTTGATACATCAGTGGCAGTATCATTGGCATTAAAAACATTACTTAATCTTCCATATCTCAATCTCACAGAACAGGTTCTATTCACATCTGGAGCATTAACAGTCCTATATTTTACCTGCAATGATTTTATTTCCACAGTTA